GTCATTTATTTTTTCTTGTTGCGCTAAAAATAAACGCAATTTTTTTTCGTTTTTTTTCGATGTGTTTTTAGGCATCTTAAATATAGTATGGATCATTCGAATTGTACCCGGCCGGTGGACGCTTATTCAATGAATAATCATCGCGCGGTATTTCGGTTTCATCACCCAAATAAATTGGCGATGAATACGAAACGCGTTCCGGATGTACTACATCAACCCCGGAAACAAAATTCAAATATTCCGGGAAATAATCATCGGCGTATTCAATCAAATAATTGCGCAGCATTTTCGCGTAATGCTCGGCCCTCGATTTGTATTTCGCGACAATGGAATACATTTCCGACATGCTCGGTTGCGTTGCATTGTCCACTGTTTTTTGTGAAACGCCTTTATTCCAATATTGATAATTTAACCCCTCCGGTAATTCCGCCATAACATAATTGCAACAACATTCAACAACGTAATTATCAACCAATGATTTGTAATTACCGGCCAATGTATTATTTGCAATATCGTTTAATATTTTATTGAACAAAGTTGATCCTAAAATCGGCATGATGTACAAATCTTGAACCGCTTTGATTTCTGGGTATATCAATTTATCATCGATGTTATCATGCAATGACATCCTTTCTTTGATGACGGATGGTAAAATCAAATATGTTATTGTTGCCATTGTTTTATTTTTTCTTAATTACAACATGTTTCATCCACCCATGACGGCATTGGAATTCAATGGTTCCGTTGTTGTTCCAATATCCACCGGCGCGCTTGAATACGGAATACCCCAAACGTTCGGAAAGTTTTTGAATATCTTGTCGGCTAAACATTCGCGATTTGCTCAACCCGACCATCTTAACACAAAACGGCCTTGATGTTTTTAAAAGTTCCGGCCCGGCAACGCCATCGCGTTTTTCATAGGTGTACAAAACTTTGATTTCCGGTAATGTTTGCGCCGGTAATCTTTCCAATATTTTGCGAACGGGAATTCCCCCGACAATTTCGGCTTTGATTATTTCACGTTTAACAAGGTTTTCAACGATATCATCAACAACGTTTGTTTCATATTTCAACGCCTCGGCAATTTGCACATTCGATAAATCCGGTTGTTTTTTCAACAACTCCAATATTTTGGCCTCCCTTTCGGTAAATTCCGAAACCGCGGCAAATGACATTTGAAAATCATCATCTTGCCCGGTGTAAACTTCGCTTTTCAAAATGCTAAAATTCGCCCTATCCTCGCCGTATTCCGCAAACATATCCGCGATGAATTCATCGGAATCATCCATGAATTGTTGATCCGCCATCATTGGGTTTTCATCCAATCCCAAATATTGGTTGATTTGATCATCGGTAAACCCATACGCCGATAATTGAATCGATGCCTGGCCCTTTGTTAGTTTGCCCTGGCTGAATAATCGAACGATGCGCAAAAGGTTTTGTTGTTGCCTACCGGATAATTTTATCAATGCCTCATTGCCCATCTGTTCGGGCATCACGTTATTAACGGCCGTTTGGATGCCGTATTTTGCCGGATCAATCCCGAACTTCTCCAATATCCATTCCTTCGGTAATAGTTCCTTAAATTGCACCGGATCAAGTTCCATGCCCACCGGTTCAACATCCTTCAAATGATATTCGGCATCAACACCGGCAACCCCGGAAAAATACCCGACAATTTCCTCAATTTGTTTTTGTTTATGCGTTACATAGGTGTTCTTGAAAATCTCATACGCCGTTTTTAATTCGCTTGCATTGCCCAATTTCCCCTCTTGCTGAATTCCAAATAAGAGAGGATGCGTAATATTATGGCCGCTGAAAATGTTATTCGTGATCAAATTATCAACCGCGCCGAAATCTTCCTTTGTTAAATCCGATGCGCCCAAATCATCGATTGTCGGACGCTTTGCCGGATCGTTGTTGAATCCGATTAAAACCTTTTTACCCTCGGCCCCGGTCGCGGCGTTTTCTAAACGCGCGGTGATTTTGCGCTTTTTATCTTCATCCGGTTCACCATTGTAAAAGTTTATGAATTTCGATGCGCTAAATCCGGTTTTCGCATTTGTCAACGTGTGCCTTGAAACCTCGATATCCGATTCAACCCAATTGCACGCCGCAACCCATGACGGCAACGCGTATGGGTTTTTGCCGCAACGATATTCTTTAAAATAGAATATTGATGTTTTATTGTTGGATGGATTGAATGCCGGATATTCCGCCTCGGGTTGTTCCCATGTATTGTTCCATTTTTTACGATAGTAAAAACATGTGTTATCCTCATTGGCCCGGATGCGATCGTATGACATGTGATAAACATTAAATCCCCCGGCCAATTTTGGAATGACCTGGAAATAAACACCGCCAAAATTTTCAATATCCAAACATGCCAATTTCATCAATTGATCCCATGATTGTTTTTCGTTGGCCTTTTGCAAAAACACCTTTCCGGGTTCCGAATCGGTCATCAACCCGTTGCCCATGATGTAAACACATTTACCATTGATGATGGCGTTGTGTTTTGCCGATTTGTTATATAGCCACAATAAATAAGTTGGATAATCATTTCGATCCCCAAACGGAACAAACTCAACGCCGCGCTTTATTTCCATTAATGGAATGCGTGAATCGGCGAATTCCATCGCGCCAACCTCAATCATTTCATCATTTGTATTTTTAACCGGCATAGCCTTTGTATATCGTTTCGGGTTCATATCCTTGTTGTATTAAGTTTGCCGCCGGATTCAATAGCATCTTTCCACATTCAACCAAATTCAACCCGGATGGATTGGTATTCGATGAACTCGATTGCTCATAAACCTCATAGGAATATTGCCCGGCCTGGGCGGTTGCAAATAATGTAATTGTGTTAAACGTGTATATGTTGACGCGTTCCGGATAACTTGATGTATCGGACGCGGAATTAACGATGATTTTAAATTCAACTTTCGTTGATACGTTCGTGAACACGAACAAATAATACGGATTTGAAATCGTTGTTGATTCGTTCAACGTTACGATTGTGTCCGATTGTGTTCCGATTGTGTAAACGATCATGATATCATGTGGCAAAAAACGTTCGTTTGTTGAAATAAAAAAGGCCGCCAAATTAACGGCGGCCCCTCATGGAATCATGTGTAACCCACAACATGAAATTAGGTAAGCAATGTAGCCAGGGCGGTTGAATTTACTTCATAAGCCAAATTCTTTTCATCGCCACTAAATGCCAATTCGTACCCGTTACGATCGGCCAAAAGTTTACCGGTCTTGTTTGCCGATGTATCTAACATTAAACCATAATCGCGGCCATACATCCAACCGGTTCCGTTTTCATCAACATAAACAAATATCAATCGATTTTGTGCCAACAATATCAATTCATTACGAACGGCGGTTGTTAGTTTGTTGATCGGGAATTTTATCGTTTGTTTATTGGTCAACGTTCCCATTTCGCGATTTCCGGCGTATGCTTCATCGGCCTCGGCGGTGTGGGCGATCAAATTATATTTTTTGAATGTCTTTGTTGCTGCTTTTGTGATAACTGAAATAACGCCGGCAACCTCGGTTATCGCAGTAACGTTTTCAAATTCAATCACATAAATTTCCTTTATCCCCCCGAAATTGAATCGGCAGTCAAGGTTATATCCCTGGGTGAGTACGCATGGCATGGCTATATATTTAAAATTTTTATAATATGTATTGAATTATAATTCAATAATTTAGGGCCGGATAGTATGTCCGGCCCCTATTGAATCATTTATCCAAGATACAAAACATTGTTAGCCTGGCGCGCAACGTGTGCAGCGATGGTGAAAATGTGTTTTACGAACATATCTTCACGATTGTTTGCAATCTTGTTGATTTCCATGCGATTGATATCGGCAACCAGGTCGGTACACCAAATCAAGTTTGATGGCAACGCGGCAACGATACAATTTTCCGGGACGGGAACAAATTTGATTTCAACGCCATTGTAAAAATACTTGTCGGCTTTGATGTCAACGCTGAACAAATCGCGATATGTTGCGCTTACGTTGAAAATATTGATGAATTGTTTGTGCGAATATGGTGCGTATAAATACGGCTTTTCGGTTTGAGCCAAAACAACGGCCGGGATTGCGGCGTATACTTTCGCATATTCGGCGGCAACATCACCGGCATCAATTGTGGTTCCGGCAACTTTCACTCGTGTTCCCAATGCGCCATTGTTGTAAATCATCTTCGCAACAACGCCGTCAAATTGTGTAGCGGTTTGCGCTGCGGCCCATGTTTGTTCGGCGGCTCCAACTGAACCCTGGCCGGTGCCTGGTGTCAACGCTGCGATAGCGGTTTTTGTTGCGGCGGTAATACCACTCCACCATTTTGTTTCGGCATCGGTTGAAATTTCTTTTCCGTATGCGGCCAAAACAACGCGCTCGAATTCGGTGGACATCATTTCCCATGCGCCAGGCTTCATTGATCTTTTGAACCTTGAAGGGCGAAGGGTGTTGGGATCGAATTCTTGATAGTACATTACTTTGGTCGGTGTTACCGATGTGTCATTCAAAGTGATTGTACCCTGGCTTGTTGGTGCGCCGGATGCAAACGCTTGCAATGTTACCGCGTTAGTATTTTCGGTGAAAATACTTTCGTTTTTAACATCGCTTTCGAATGAAACCAAATTGTCTGCAATGGTTTTGTTTTCGAATAAAAGTTCCTCCAATACCGGCTCGTATGCCTTACCGCGTATGTCAACGATAGATGCTGAAATTGCCATTTTATTTTGTTTTAGATTTTGAAATTTTCTTTTCGGTCTCTACTTCCTCGATTTGATCCGGGAACCTTTTTTGCAAATGCTCCAATTGTTCCTGGCTCAAATTCGATTCCGATGTGAACGGGTTTGATGCCGGGCCATACGCCCAAATTTCAATCCCATCTTTTATTTTTAATGCCATTGATTAAAAGTTTTTTGAGGCGCGGAATTTTTCCAATGCCGACATTTCATCAAATGATTTCACCTTTTCGGTGGGTTGTTGAACGGATGTATTCGCGATGGTTTCCACCAAAGAAAACATTTGTTTCAATGTTTCGGATTGTTTGTCGATTGTGTTTTTTTGTTCGGCAATGGTTTGCTTCAATTGTGCGATGTCGGTTTTCGCGGCCGCGAAACCTTGTTGGAAATCGCTAAACATTCCGGGTAGTTTTTTCATTGCCTCAACTTCAACCTCAACAACCGGTGCAACTTCGGGTTGTTTTACTTCGGTAATCAATCCGCCGGCGGTTACAATCTTTCCGCCATCTTCGAATTCATGTTCGCCATCGGGTGCCGGTTCGCCGTTCAACGTAACCGATCCGCCAATTTCCAATTTGTCGATTGAAACAACCGCGCCGGATTTCAATTTGTATTCCATGAACTTTTGCGGTTCCGCCGGAACGGGCGTTGCCAATTGCTTTTCCATATCGCCGAAAATCATGGTTCTGATTTTTTCAACTGCTTCTTTGGGTGTCATTTGATAATTCTTTTTTGTTTGTGGCAAAATTTAAAAGGTTGTTGAATTTAAAATATCAACTATTTTTTGAAATTGTTCATTGTATTCATCTTTTTTCCTCATTCCAAAATTCCCCTCAACGCTAAACCCTTTGATCATTCCATCCTTTACCATTTGCCACGCGACATCATTTTCAACGTACATGGAACCGAATAGTGATCCATCGGCCAAATCTTCAAACCCTTTCATTGGACGGATTCCGCGCGCTTTATCGGATTGGAATATTTCAAACAATGTAACCCCGGGAACCTTCATTTCGGCGTTGTGCATCAAATTAACGTTATTATGAAATCCCATTTTCGCCAACTTGATGGCAATTTTCTTGATTGTTTCCGGTGAAAAGAAAACCTCATAATCCCCCAATTCCGGATCGGTGCGGAATATCCTTTGATTCGCGATCATCAATGGCCCGGATATGATGCGCTTTTCTTCATCTTGTATGGCGAATGATCCGCGATCAATTTGCTTCAATTTACGTTCCGCCCATGCGACACCTTCATCACCGCCCCAACATAGCCACATCAAACGGCCACAACCATCACCCAATGGGCGATCCGAATTTTGTTTGTGCCTTTGAAACGCCGACATCCTGGCGATTGTTTCGCGCGTCAACTTTTCGCGGTTCGCGATTTGGTTGGCTCTTATTTTCCCGGTTGCTTCGCCGCAATCACCCCATCCGTTTTCCTCAACCCAACGCAACGCCGTTTTTGCA